TCAACCGCGAAGTCATCCGTACCATCTACAACGTTGCTGAGTCTGGTGCTCAGGCAAACGTTGCTACCCAAGGTACTTTCGACCTCGACGTTGACTCCAACGGTCGTTGGTCAGTTGAGAAGTTCAAAGGTCTGATTTTCCAGATCGAGCGTGACGCTAACGCAATTGCACAGCGTACTCGTAGAGGAAAGGGCAACATGATCCTCTGCTCCGCAGACGTTGCTTCCGCACTCACCATGGCAGGTGTTCTGGATTACACCCCTGCCCTCAACGCTAACTTGAACGTTGATGACACTGGCAACACCTTCGCTGGTGTTCTTGCTGGTAAGTTCCGCGTCTATATTGACCCATATTCGGCAAACGTTGCACCTAATCAGTACTATGTTGCTGGTTATAAGGGTTCTTCACCTTATGACGCTGGTCTCTTCTACTGCCCATACGTTCCTCTCCAAATGGTCCGTGCCGTTGGTCAGGACACCTTCCAGCCTAAGATTGGCTTCAAGACCCGCTATGGTATTGTTGCTAACCCATTCGCAGAAGGCACCAACGTTGGTGCAGGTGCTCTTAACCGTAACGCTAACCGTTACTACAGAAGAGTCAAGGTTGCAAACCTCATGTGATTCAAGTTCACATATTTTTTTCAGAGGGTCTTCAAAGACCCTCTTTTTTTATCTAAATAGAAATAAAAGTTCTAACAATGCCTTGGCACATAACTAAGACCAGCATTTTGTCTTCTGCTGTTCCAACCGATGGAACGATGTATAAGACTGAAGGTGGAAACTGGTCCAATGTTTATGAAAATAGAAAAATATTTGATACAAAGAATGATGCAAAACATTCTGTTGAGAGAACTATTGGTAAAGTTAGTTTTGTCCCCAAAGACATTAATATTGTAGAAGAATAAGATGGCATCTTGCAGTTGGACAAATCAAATTAACAACAGAAATTTTCTTTCTGGTATTGGATTCAAGTTTAATCTTGCAAAATACCCAAAAGTAGATTTTTTCTGCAATACTGCCAAAATTCCAGAACTCACATTAGCAACTACCAAACAACCATCATACCTGAAAGATATTGATGTTCCTGGTGAGAAACTGACATATGGAGATTTAAGTATTCAGTTTCTTGTTGATGAGAATATGGAAAATTATAAAACAGTTTATGATTGGTTGGTTGGATTGGGTTTTCCAGAAACAACCAAGCAATATGATGATCTGATTAGAAATCAGGATGACATAACACAACCAGATGATCCTAATAGAGCATTTGCAGATGGTACTCTTAGGATCTTAAATAGCAACTTTAATGAGGTTGCCAAAGTTAAATTTCTTGATATGTTCCCTGTATCACTTAGTTCTCTGGACTTTGATGCAACGTCAACAGATGTGAACTACTTTACAGCACAGGCAACATTCAAGTATACTGTATATCAACTCACTTCGTCAACTTAATGGATCTTGATAAAATTCAGGAGATGTGGCAGAAAGATGCTGTCATAGATCCTGATAACTTACATGATGAATCTCTGAAGATTCCACAACTCCACGCAAAGTATTATACTCTGTACAATACGATTACTTTGTTACGCGAAAAAGCAAGGGAGCAGTATAATAAGGTTAAACTAGAACGCCATAACTTCTACGCAGGAAAGGCAGCACCAGAGGTTTATGAGGAAGAACCATTTCCATACAAGGTTCGTGAGAAAGACGCCATACAGCGGTATCTAGATGCCGATGAGAGACTGAATAAAATTGATATGAAGATTCGGTATTATGATACTGAACTTAAATTTTTAGAAGAAATTATTAAGACAGTTGCTAACAGAACTTTTCAAATCAAAAATGCTATTGAGTGGCAGAGGTTCCAAGCAGGTTTCTAATAAATAAAATTAAAACCTAAAATGATCACCTTTCAGCAATTTGATGAGAATGCAAGAGCAGCATTAAAACTGCTCAAAGCAACTAGTAAAATCATTGGTGGAAGAAAAGTTGGTACGGTGCAAAGAGCATTAAGATCAAACCGTGCAGTATTATCCAGAGCAGAGAGAGGTCAGACGTTTACAAAGTCGGCAGATAAAATTACGTCTGGTACTCGTTCAATGAATATTACAAGATCTTCCACAAGAAAGGCAGGATTTAGTGGTGGTTCAAATATTAACAGAAAAGATTTTAACACCCCAACCAAAGAGTATTCAACATATCCAGATGATTTAAAAGTTGATTATCACCCTCTTCACAATACAAAGGTTGACACTAATATCTCCACATTACCATCCGGAAGAGTCGCAGGAATTCAAGCAAATACCACAGCAAAACGTCCTATTAGAAATCCTTCTACTGGAAGAAGACAAGTTCCCAAAACTCAAGAATTAGTAAGAAAATTAAAAGAATATCGTCGTAGAATCAGAAGAACTGGTGGAAACGAAAGAAATCCAGTTCATAGAGTTGATTTTATTCCAAGATCTGATGCAGATTTATATAAGAATGTATTGGATAAGTATGCAATGAAACGTGCAAGAAACTTCCGTAGGGCACAACAAGATTTACCAAAAGATTTGAAAGCTGCTGGAGCAAAATCAAAAGATATTGTTCAGGGAACTCCTAGTATTATGTTGAAAGGTGAAGGAAAATCGGGAATTACAAAACGTGCAGAAATGTACAAAAATCGCTATGGTAGTCGTGTAACAGATTTAGACCCAACACAGAGAACTTATGGTGTGATTGGTAGTGCTGGTGGAGAATTGCCACCAGGAAAGAGGATGAGAACTAGAAGACCACAGAGAAGAAAACCAGCAGGTCCAAAATCAGATAATGTATCTCCCTCTTCTGCACAAGCAATGATGGATAGACAGCAGCGTAACGTCTTCTGAGAGAGTAAATAAATATCCATAGGTGAAACTTATGGGTTATGTCTCATTTGATTATATCGAAGAAGAATGAAGTTTTTCTTCAGGTAAAAGCAGAACCACACATCTACTATGAACTGGCAGACCAGTTCACGTTTGATGTCCCTGGTGCTAAGTTTATGCCCCAGTATCGCAACAAATACTGGGATGGAAAGATTCGCCTATTCAACACCCAGACAGGAGAGATATACGTTGGGTTGTTAGATAAGGTTATACAGTTCTGTAAGGACCACGAATACACCTATGAGTTCGTGGAGAACAAGTTCTATGGTCTTCCTTTTGAGGTCAATGATATGATCTCAAAGGAAGGTGTAAAAGATTATATTACTTCTGTAAGTAAGTACCCTCCCCGCGACTATCAAGTAGAGGGAGTATACGACGCTCTAAGGCATAATAGAAGGTTGTTGATATCCCCAACTGCTTCTGGAAAGTCTCTGATGATATATTCGATTGTGAGATATCACGTTGAGCGAGGGCAAAATACTCTGATAGTCGTTCCGACGACTTCCCTAGTAGAACAGATGTATAAAGATTTTGCAGACTATGGCTGGGACGTAGGTTCATATTGCCACAAGATTTATGCGGGTAGAGAAAGGGAAACTGATTCCCAAGTGATTATCACTACCTGGCAGTCCATCTATAAACTCCCCCGAAAGTATTTTGAACGTTTTAACGTAGTGGTTGGGGATGAGGCACACCAGTTCAAAAGTAAATCTTTAATATCTATAATGTCAAAACTTGCGGATGCAAAATTTCGTTACGGTTTTACTGGAACATTAGATGGTACACAAACTCATAAGTGGGTATTAGAAGGATTGTTTGGTCCATCATATAAAATCATCAGAACAGAAGAACTGATGAAAAAGGGTCACGTTGCAAAGTTGGACATTAATGTACTTCTATTAAAACACCCTGCCCATAAGTTTGAAAACTTTGAGGAAGAAGTCCAGTATATCATAAATCACGAAAGACGAAATAAGTTTATACGTAACCTTGCCCTTGATCTTAAAGGTAATACGCTCATATTATTTTCCCGTGTTGAGGGGCACGGTCAACCGCTTTACGATTTAATAAATACTGGTACAGTTGATAATCGTCATGTATTTTTTGTACATGGCGGTGTAGCAACAGAAGATAGAGAAAAAGTAAGGGAGATTACAGAAAGAGAAAACAACGCGATTATCGTCGCTTCATACGGAACATTCTCTACTGGTATTAACATCAAAAATCTCCACAATGTTATTTTTGCTTCTCCATCCAAATCTAGAATTCGAAATCTCCAATCTATTGGTCGCGTGCTCAGGAAAGGAAATAACAAGACAAAGGCAACTCTCTATGACATTGCTGACGACATTTCCTACAATGCCCGGAGAAACTATACACTTAATCACTTAATAGAAAGAATCAAAGTTTATAACGAGGAGAACTTTAACTACGATATTGTAAACATACCACTCAAAAATTAATATGGGCGAAGAATTTTATGCAGTTATAAAACTAGTTAGCGGGGAAGAAATATTCTCATTAGTTTGTGTGGATGAGAATGATGGTGATCCTATACTTCTACTGATGAACCCAGTGATTATGAAAATAATGAAGAATCACGTAGGTCAATATGTCAAAGTAAAACCTTGGATGGAAGTCGCTACCGATGATTTCTATGTAATTAAATACGATAAGATCATTACTATGACAGAAGTTAAAGAAGGTCAAATGATTGACTTCTACACAAGATACTTAAATGATGAAGACTTTGATTGGGAAGAAGATGGAAGAACAAAGATCTCAGATAAAATGGGATATATTTCTTCGGTAGAAGATGCTCGTAAGGTTCTAGAAAAACTCTATAATAGTGTAGAAGATTCTAAAGAAAGCTAAGCCCCTCTCTTCAACCCTAACAAAGGTATTCTACTTATAATTCATAGTGTTGTCAAGCCCTAATAATGTGGTATAATAAACATAATGAAAGTTTATCTAAAACAACAATGTTATGCCTAAAAAGAAATCAGAACATTATGTTAATAACAAGGAGTTACTTGAAGCACTAATCGTTTATCGTGCGAAAGTAGAAAAAAGTTTTATGGAGATCAACGGTAGAGAACCTACCAAGGCAGATCGCTCACAGAATTGGCCAGGGAAACCACCAATCACAAACTATCTTGGAGAGTGTTTTCTCAAGATTGCAACGCACTTGTCTTATAAACCAAACTTTGTAAATTATATGTTCAGAGACGATATGATCTCTGACGGTATTGAGAACTGCGTTCAATATATTCATAACTTTGATCCTGAGAAGTCTAAGAATCCATTTGCTTACTTCACACAGATTATTCACTATGCCTTTCTACGTCGAATTCAGAAAGAGAAAAAGCAATTGGAAATCAAGTCCAAAATCATTGAGCGAACTGGTTTTGATGAAGTGATGATGGTTGACGACAGCTTGCTTTCTGGGCATAGTTCAGACTATAATAGCATCAAGGATGCCATTAGCCAGAAAACTAATCGATGAAGATTGCCATTATTACTGATCAGCATTTCGGTGCTCGTAAGGGATCCAAGTTTTTGCACGATTACTTCAAAAAGTTTTACGATACAGTATTCTTTCCATATTTGGAGGAGCACGGCATTACAACTGTCGTTGATATGGGAGATACTTTCGATAACCGTAGAAGTATTGACTTGTGGTCCCTTGAATGGGCAAAAGAAAATTATTATGATCGCCTAGAAAAATTGGGTGTGACTGTCCATACTATCGTTGGTAATCACACCGCATATTATAAAGACACCAACTCAATTAACACAGTTAATCTTTTGTTGAGTCAATATAAGAATGTGAAAGTATATTCTGAAGCAGAAGAAGTTAAATTAGATAAACTCAAAGTTCTTTTTATTCCTTGGATCAATGCAGAAAATTTTGAAACCACTGTCAACTCTATTAAAAGTTCAGATAGCAACTGTGCGATGGGGCACCTTGAGCTCAACGGATTTAGAGCGCATCGTGGACACGTCATGGAAGACGGTATGGAGTGCAACGTCTTTGAGAAATTCACAAAGGTCTTCTCTGGTCACTACCATACACGAAGTGACGATGGAAGAATCTTCTATCTAGGAAATCCTTATGAAATGTATTGGAATGATGTGAATGATTCTCGTGGATTCACTATTTTCGATACGGAGACATTAGAACATACACCGATCAATAATCCATACAGATTGTTTTATAACGTTTATTATGAGGATACTCCATATCAAACGTTTGATACTCGTGACTATGTTGGAAAAATTGTCAAGGTTATTGTCAGGAAGAAGACCGAACCCAAGAAGTTTGAAAAATTTATAGATAAATTATATTCCTGTGGTATTCAAGATTTAAAAATTGTAGAAAACTTTACCATTCAAGAGAATGAAGAGTTTGAAGTTGAAGAAACTGAAAATACTATTTCAATCTTGAATCGTTATATTGATGAAGCAGAATTTGATTGTGATAAGACCATTGTAAAAGGAATACTTCAAAAGATATATTCACAAGCTTGCGAGGTAGAGTAATGTTTCTTCTCACACTTAGAGATAATAAAGAGGATGGTGCTTACGCTGTTCAAAACAGGTATGGTGAGAAAGTCCTCTTTCTCTTTGAGGAGGAAGATGATGCAGAGCGTTATGCAATGCAGTTAGAAGATAATGAAGATGCCGAAATGGACGTTGTAGAAGTTGATGATGCACTTGCAATTTTGACCTGTAAGAGATATAATTATAAGTATGCCGTCGTTACGGCGAATGATATTGTGATTCCCCCAAGACTAGATGATAACCTTCCAGAAGATTAGATACAAAAACTTTTTGAGTTCTGGGAACCAATTTACAGAAATAAACTTTCAAAAGCATCATACTAATCTTGTTGTTGGGACGAACGGTGCTGGTAAATCCACAATGCTGGATGCACTGACTTTTGTTTTATTCAATAAACCATTTCGTAAGATCAATAAACCACAACTTGTCAACGCTACGAATGAGCGTGATTGTTTGGTTGAAATTGAGTTTGAAATCAATACTCGCCAATATCTTGTAAGGCGTGGAATCAAACCCAATGTGTTTGATATTGTCGTAAACGGCGTTGAAATGCACCGCGAAGCAGACGATCGTGCGATGCAACGTGTTCTGGAAGATAATATTCTCAAAGTCAACTACAAGTCATTCACTCAAATTGTAATTTTGGGTAGTAGCACCTTTGTGCCATTTATGCAATTGACCACTGCCAATCGTCGTGAGGTGATTGAAGATCTGTTGGATATTCGTATCTTCTCTTTGATGAATAATCTTCTCAAAGATAAGTTGAGGACTCAGAAGGATCAGGTTAAGTCTCTTGATTTAAAGAAAGAGACTCTGAAAGATAAGATGAAGATGCAGCAGGAGTTCATTGATGAACTTGAAAATCGTGGTAATGCCAACATAAATGCCAACAAGAAAAAAATTACCAATCTGGATGATGAAGTTGGCATTTACCTAAAAGAGAATGAAACAATTACTGATAAAGTTTCTTTACTTCAAGAAGAAGTGTCTAGTATTACTGGTGCCGGTGATAAGTTAGTAAAACTAAACAATCTAAAAGGTAAACTATCACAGAAAGTATCTGCTATTACCAAAGAACACAAGTTCTTCACTGAAAATACGGTATGCCCTACCTGCACACAGGACATTGAAGAATCGTTCCGGTTAAATAAAATTGAGGACGCTCAAAATACGGCAAAGGAACTCAGAAATGGTTATGCAGAACTTGAACAAGCAATCGAGTCTGAACAAGAAAGAGAGCGTCAGTTCAATGCCCTTTCCCAGGAGATTACGAAACTAACGCATGGCATTTCTCAAAACAATACTCGGATATCACTTAACCAGCGACAAATCCGAGATCTTGAACATGAAATTCAAACTATTACCGAGAACCTTGCAAACCGAAATTCTGAACATGAGAAACTAGACGAATTTAAATCCAATCTCCAACAGACAATTGAATACTTAGCAGATAAAAAACAAGAAATCGTTTATCACGATTATGCCTATTCCTTACTTAAGGACGATGGCGTTAAAACGAAGATTATTAAGAAGTATCTTCCTTTCATAAATCAGCAGGTTAATCGTTATCTTCAAATGATGGATTTTTATATTAATTTCCATCTTGATGAAGAATTTAAAGAAACTGTCAAGTCTCCTATTCATGAAGACTTTTCTTATAGTTCTTTCAGTGAAGGTGAAAAGATGAGAATCGACCTTGCCCTACTCTTCACTTGGCGTGAGGTAGCGCGTGTCAAAAACTCTGTAAACACCAACCTGCTGATTATGGATGAGGTCTTTGATTCATCTCTTGATGGATTTGGAACAGATGAGTTTCTTAAAATCATTCGCTACGTGATTCAAGATGCAAATATCTTTGTCATCTCTCACAAGTCGGATATGTATGACAAATTTGAAAGTGTCATAAAGTTCGACAAAATCAAAGGATTTTCCCGTATGGTGTCATCAGACATCCAAGACCAATGAATGTTCCAAACTGGCAGAAACACTCAAAGAAGCAGCAGAAGCGGAAACTGAAACCGCAAGCACTCCGACAAGCAAAGGCACGTCGCCAAGCACTCAAGAAGCGTCTCCGTTTTGGAGACGCTTCTTTTTTATAAATATCTAAAAAGTGTTTTTGTCAGATGAAGTCCTTACAGGAAGCATATAACTCAATCTATAATGAAGATCAAGAACTCAGAGAAGAGGTTGCAGAGTTTTGCAATGAGTTCTTTTTTGACACCGAAGAAGAAACTGAATATTTTGTAGAGGAGTTATTTAAAGAGGAA